AAAGGATAAACAAATCATGTGTAATATACATGCCGGAGTTTTTACGTGAAAGACACTGGGAAACTGATTGTTTAAAACGTCCATTAATTGTAGGCATTGACGGAGAGCTTCCTAAATGGCTACAAGAATATGACACACTTATTTCTTCTACAACAGAAGCAGAACTTGTAAAAATGTTTTCAAATAATCTTGGTACTATGCGTATAGCGTTTGCAAATATATTTTATGATCTAGCAAACAATGTTGATGCAGACTACAATATAGTAAAAGATATGTTTCTTTCTGTCCAACCTAACCAAACATACTTAGATGTTCCAGGGTTTGACGGCAAACGTGGATTTGGAGGTAAGTGTTTACCAAAAGATTTAGACTTCCTTATATCTACGTTAAACACACTTGATATAAATGCAAATATTTTTGAACAGATAAAAGAACTAAACAAAGAATGGCGCAATGTATAAGTTAGATCAAATAAGAGACATACATTTAGAAGTTACTTCGCGATGTCAAGCACGTTGTCCAATGTGTCCAAGACGTATGCAAGGCGGGCCTATGATGCCGTTTGTAACACTAGACGATATAAACTTAGAAACATTTAAAGAATGGTTTTCGGTTAGTTTTATACAACAACTTGACAAAGTTAATATGTGTGGCAACTTAGGTGATCCTATTATTAACACTGAGACACTTGACATATACAAATACTTACGCAAAGTAAACCCTAACATCATTTTACAAATGCACACAAATGGCAGTGCAAGGAATAGTGCATGGTGGCAAGAACTTGCTAGTGTTGGTATAACTGTGGTATTTGGAATAGACGGTTTAGCAGATACACATGCTCGTTATAGAATAAACACAGACTTTCACACTATACTAGATAATGCAAGAACATTTATAAAAGCAGGCGGCAATGCTAGATGGGATATGTTAGTGTTCCGTCATAATAAACATCAAGTAGAAGAATGCAGACAACTTGCAAGTGAACTAGGTTTTAGTGATTTTAAGTATAAAAATTCTAGTAGATTTAAAAATGGTCAATTTAATGTTTTAGACGATAATGGAAAAACAATTGATATTTTGTATCCCACAGAAACAAGTGAGAGTTTTATAAAAATAGTAGAAGAAGCAAAACAAGAAATAAATCCAACAATAACTTGTAAAGCACAAGAATCTAATTCTATATATGTTGGTGCTAACGGCAACATAGCACCCTGTTGTTGGCTAGACTTAGAATGGCTACCACCAGTAAGCGAAAGTAGAATTGATTACATGGATAAAATAGGAAATTTTCCTAATTTAAATAAACATACATTACAAGAAATATTTGACAGTAACTTTTTTAGTAGTATAGAAAGCACATGGTCAAACGGATGTTTAAAAGAATGCCAAAAACAATGTGGTAAGTTTGATAAACTAGGAGCTCAGTTTGAAAGTTGATATTGAAGACGTACTATTTTGGATGGACGCAATTCGTAACAGCGAAAATCGATATCGTACATTAGAAAGTTTTTGGAAAGGTCAAGTACACAGTAAACTTTGGTTGATAAAACAAATGCAAGAATATAAAGTTCAAGGTAGTATTGCTGTATATGGAGGCTGGAACGGTGTACTTGCAAGTTTACTCTTTAATAGTGATATTGCAATATCAGAAATTGAAAGTATAGATATTGATCCTAGATGCAAGCCTATTGCAGAAACTATTAACATGCGTTATCATATGGACGGAAGATTTTTTGCTACAACAGCAGATATGTGCGAGTACACTACAGATGCAGATGTTGCTATTAACACTAGTTGCGAGCATTTAACACAAGAGCAATATGATAAATGGTTAAGCAATATTCAGCCAGGTACTAAAGTAGTTCTACAAAGTAATAACTATGTTGACCTTGATGAACATGTAAGATGTGCAAAAAGTATGGAAGATTTTGTACAGCAATCAAAAGTATATGTTGCATATGTTGGAGAATTTAAAACACCTAAGTACACAAGATATATGATTATAGGACATAAATTTAATGGGTAAAACATTTTGCCCTTTGCCATGGATACATTTGGCAACTAGACCAAATGGTGATGTTAGAGTTTGTTGTACAGCAAACGCTAGTGGCGCAGGCAAGACTGACGACAAGGAAGTAGGACTTGTTAAACAAGATGGTATTAACATGAATCTACGTGATCACACTATCGAAGAAGTTTGGAATAGTGAGCAAATGCGTAATACTAGATTGCAAATGCTTAATGATGAAATCCCTTCAAGTTGTAAAAAATGTTTTGAAGAAGAAGCAAAGGGTATAAAAAGCAAAAGGAATTGGGAAACTGAAGTGTGGAATGAAAGGATTGATGTACAAGAAATTGTTGATCAAACACAAGAGGACGGCACGTTGCCTGTAAACATACCTTACTTTGATTTAAGATTAGGTAACTTATGTAATTTAAAATGCATTATGTGTAGTCCGCATGATAGTTCAAAGTGGGTCAAAGATTGGAAATTACAATATCCAAAATATGAACTTATAGATTTGAAACAAGACCAAGGCTGGGATCCTAGTTTTGATTATGTGTGGTATAAGAAAAGTAGTTTCTTAGACTCTGTAAAAAACCAAGCACATCATATAAAAGAATTATATTTTGCAGGTGGCGAGCCGTTACTCATACCAGAACATTATGCAATACTACAATTTATGATAGACGAAGGGTATGCAAAAGATTGTATACTTAGATACAATAGTAATGCTACAGACATATCGCAAAGGTTATTAGATATGTGGGAATATTTTAAAGAAGTAAAATTTAATTTTAGTATTGATAGCGTTGGCGAAAAGAATGATTACATAAGACATCCTAGTAAGTGGGATAGCATTGTAAGTAATATGCACTTACTTGATAACACTTCAGACCATATTACTGTCAATCTTGCTTGTGCTGTACAACTTCTCAACGTACATAGTCTAGCAGAACTTGCACAATGGAAGTTAGATCAAAACTTTAAAAAAATAAACCGTGCACCTTATGGTGGAGGCATTATAGGGTTGCATTTAGTGTACTTACCATCGTACTTAAATGTGCGAGTACTACCTCAAGATTTAAAAGACCAAGCTGCAGATACGATAAGTAAGTTTGCTAATAGTATTAACACACACGAATTCATCAACAGTGCTTATGGCAAAATGCGTTGGCTAGGACTAGTTGATTACATGAATTCAGAAGATTGGTCACATAAACTTCCAGCGGCTGTACAATACTTAGAAATATGCGATAAAACAAGAGAATTAAACTTTAGAAATACGTTTAAAGAATTGAGAAATATATGACACCTGAAGAAATTGAAAGAGGACTACGTTGGCAAAGTTTAGTCAACTTAGGCAACCAAGTAAAACTAAAATGGCACATTGACCATCACCAAGTTGAGCAACAACTAGAACAGTTTAAGGACAACTGGTGTCCATACAATGCTAAGAAAGACACCCACAATAATCGTTGGGGACTACCAGTAACAAGTCATACTGGTGATGTAATGGACAATTATCATTTGAATAGTTTTGGTCATATGCAGAAATACCATGATATAGAAATGAAGGAAGAAAATTTTAATACACCAACAGAAGTGTATAATAGTATTCCAGAAATTAAAAGATTGGTAGACGTGTTTGCACCTGATATTGGTCGTGTACATATTGTAAAAGTAGACCAAGGAGGCTTCTTCCCTCCACATAGAGATTTCCATGGTGTAAGTCCAGAATACTTTAGATTGCTAGTAGTGTTTGGACGGTGTAGTCCTGAAAATTATGTACAGATGATAGATGGTAAACCATTATATCCAGAACCTGGGTTTGTTTATTTTACAAACTTCCAACTAGATCACAGTGTGTTTAGTTTTAGTGATAACTTGTATTCGTTAATTTTAACAGTAAAATTAAATGAACGTACACAACAACTAGTTCTAGATAACACAATGGCAGAATGAAACTCTCTTACAAAGATCCTGCAAAGGCAGATTGGTTTTTAGTTAGTTGGACACTGTCTAACAAATGCAATTACCGATGTTCCTATTGTCCAAGTAGACTACATGATGGAAGTACAGGGCATAAAAAGTGGGACACTGTTAAAAACTTTGTAGAAAACTTTAACGCTAATGGCAAACAAATTTGCTATAGGATTTCAGGCGGTGAACCTACCTACTGGAAACATTTTATTGACATGGCTAAACTTGTAAAACAGCAAGGACAGTATTTTAGTTTTCTAACTAATGCAAGCCAAAAAGTAGAATACTTCGCAGAGATAACAGAACATACTGACGGAATGATTATAAGTTATCATCCTGAGTTTGCTGACATTGATCATATAATAGAAGTTATAAAAGTAATGACTTGTCCTGTTGCTGTCAATCTTATGATGTTACCTGATAATTTTGACGAGCTATTAGATATTGCAGAACGCTTGTTTAATTGTAGTGACAATGTAATGATATGGCCAAAAGTTATTTTAGACAAACAAGAAATTGAAGGCTACCCTACTAACGAAGTAAGTGCATATTCAATGTCGCAACAAAACATTATAACCAATTGGCCCTATACACGTAACCTAGATGACACAAAATTACACAGAGGCGGCTTACTATTAGATGGCAAGGACATTAATGCAAATGACTTAATAGTCAACGAGCTTAACGCACACAAAGGTTGGAACTGTTGGGCAGGCTTGGATATGATTAGTATTGACATGTGGGGCGACATATACCGTGCTGAATGCCAGCAAGGTGGCAAGATAGGTAATT